TACCTTCTTTTCCGGGGATAAGCGTTATCTCTACACTACCATCATCAAGAGTAACCATGTCAGGATTAACAACTTCTATCTCTAACTCACCTTCGGGTTCTTCTATTCCTTCGGGTAACGGTGTCATTGTTTTTTCAATAGCCATAATACATTCCTAATAATACCCGCCAGCACGACGTTTAAAATATTGTATTTCTTCCGGTTCATCAGAAGGCAATCTTATAAAACCGCCCTGCCTAAATCTCATAAGAGCCATTATGGTAGAGTCAACTAAGTCATCGTGGCTCATAAATGGAAACCCGGCAATTTCTTCTACCACTTCTTCTGCCCAACGTGTAGCAGGAACCCACACTAAACCAGAAGCTACAATATCGGAAACAGAATTTAACCTTGCCATCTTATCTCCCGATCCTCTATGGGGAGTATATTCCTGCACAGGTAATCCCATTCTACGCATTTCCTGATACAAAGCTGTACCGGAACTCTTCTTTTCCACAATAAACGAATCCGGTTCCCATTCTCCGTATTCTTCCATAGCTAGCTGTTTTAACTCAGGAAACTCCATACGCTTCTTTATACTATTTAACAATATAATATTGTACGCGCCAGTCTCTTCGTTTAAGAAAACGCCCCATGTTGTGAGTGCTGTGAAGTCAGCTCGGTTATGAGACTCAGCAGCTGCGTCCAAAGACATTATCAGGTACTCACACATAGGCGCTTTATCTTCACCCCACGACTGCCACCATTCCCGTTTTACAATAGAGGCTTCTTCTGCCGTTGGTTCTTGTTGATATTGAGCGTTCCATTGGAACGTAGGCATTGACGCTTTAGTGCGGAGTAATGCGTCTAAGTCAAAAAAATCAGGCCACAGAGGTTTCTGTATATAGCCGGAACTGTTTTTATCGGGTATTTCCAATATAGCTGGAAACTCAACTATTTCGTACTGATCCGCCTTATCGTTTTTAGACATATCTGTAACAACACGCCCGGTCAGGTCATCCATATGCCATCTGGTCTGGATTATAGCTACACTACCCCCCGGCATAAGACGAGTACGAGCACCGTAGGTAAACCATTCGTAAGCCTTCTCAAAAACCTCAAAATTACCGTTAATTACGTCCTGTTCTGAGTGTGGATCATCAATTAGCAACAAATCAGCACCTCGACCAGCGATAGAGGAGCCAATACCACACGCATAATACTCTCCACCAGCGTTTGTATTCCATCTACCAGCCGATTTAGAGTCTACAGCGAGTGAAACAGTCGGAAAAATAGCTTTATAGGCGTCTGTAGCGATCAAATTACGTACTTTACGCCCAAAATCCACCGCCAAGTCGGTAGTATGGGACACCATCATCACTTTTTTGCCCGGATTCCGCCCTAAATACCATGCGGGGAACATAATAGAGACTAATTGGGACTTACCATGACGAGGTGGGATGTTAACACAGATACGATCTTTAATCCCCTGCTCTATACCCATCAACATATCAGCCAACATACGGTGATGTTTGCCTACCTTGTAATCAGGCTGCATATGTTTACAAAATTCTATAAGATCTTCACGTACACTGTCGTTATATTTCCGAACAGACAGCTCATCTACAAGTCTGTCTATTTCTGCAACCTCTTCGGCAGAATATTTGTCGAGGTTATCCAGCATGATTTGAACTTCATGCCCCGTAAAGTCCTCTACTCTACTTTGCGTCGTCGTTGTCATCCGGTTCTGTCGCTTCTAACCCAAGTTCTTCATTAACGTCCATAGCTTTGCCGTCTATTATAACACCATCAGTATCTTCCTCTGGAGGGTTTACAAGTTTAGCTAACTTAGAACGTAACTTTAACCTTAAATCTTCCGTAGACTGATGCGTTATTGTAACTTCTGACTTTTCTGCAAAAAGACCGACATCAGAAATCTTACCTAACAACTCCAATGCACGGATACGTACCCGTGGGTCAGGGTTCTCTGCTTCCAGTACGAGCTTGTTTGTTACCAGATGTCTTATCTGTACAGCGTTATCTACAACAGACTGTCCAAACTCCTGTAATATACTATTTGTCATAAGAAGTGATGCAGGGGTTAAAGCAGCCGCTTTTCTGGATGTCACTTTTTTAGAGACTTTCTCAGGATTATCTGCGTAAGCTAAAGCTAACTTGGCTGCTGTATCCTTATCTTCTGTAGTTGGTTCTACGTCTAAACCGTGTTCAGCCAGTTTTGCAGCCGTATTACACGCGTACTGAGCACGTTCACGTAGGTCTATATAAGGAGTGTTAGGGGAGAATGGAACTCCTAATTCTGGTTCTATAACTAATGGCATTAATTTTCCGCAGGTAGCTAATAGGCAAACCGTTAATATAATTATAACAGAAAGATCTTTTATTTCAACCGGAGGTATGGGACTCCAAAGGGGGGTCTTCTCTATATGGATAAACGGCATACGGAAGGACAAATTTGTGAAACAATTCTCGCAGAATATCTTTTGCGCCTTAATATGTATGTCTACCCAGCATCAGCAATTGTTGGGCCTGTAGATGTTGTAGCAATAACCGAAAAGGGTAAAATATACCTCTTCGATGCCAAGAAAGATGCTAAACGATACGTACCGGAACGCGGTCAAGAAAACAGAATATACAGAGTACTTACTCCCCTTCAGAAACTATTAGGGGTCCGTATGGCTTATGTAGATGTAGAAACCAGAGAAGTACATATAGTCCCTCCTCTTGATGAAGAAATAAAAAACGAAGACTACAACGCTGCTACCGAATAACCAAAACTTAAAAAAGTACAGAATTTTCGTCTGAAATAGTATTTATATAGTAGTACTCGGAGTCCCAAACTGTCACGGGGTCATGGGGGTAGGGTAGGGTCCAAAATACTTCGCCCTAGAAAAAGACCCCCCCACCTATTCCTACCAAATAGTGCCACACTCTAGCAAATAGTGTCAGAACATCTATTGTAATTTACGTGTTAACGTGTTCTTATACAATTATCGAACGGGGCAATCAAGTCCTGCGATAACGAAAGGCAAGACAATGGCTGAATCATTAGCACCCTACAAAATCAGGCGATACTACGATGGTTGCGACGTGTGCTACATTATCTACGACACGAGAAAGAAAAACGCTAGTTATGTTATGCGCTACGAGGACAGAAGTGGTGCGCAAGAAATGTGTAGCAGACTAAACAGCAAGCATGGGCTAGCGTCAATCGAATCCGATATCCTCGGAGTTAACATCTAATCAACCGGGGGAGCTTCGGCTCCCCCACAACGAAAGGCAAGACAATGGATATATTTATGATAGCGTTTATTGCAGTAAGCGCATTGTTACTTGGGTTCATGGCATGGCTCGGTATAACAGCGACGATGCCACCACGTGAGGATATACACGTTAAGGAAGTTCGCCTCAGACATCAGCGGGAAGAGGCGATGGAGCGAGAGTTGCAACGTCACCTGCAAGCAATGGCTCGTATCAAATCAACAAGATTTAAAGCGAGGAAGTAATGCAACGTATATCTGAGTTCTTATGTGCGCTAGGCTTTGTAGCTTTGCTCTACTTTGTACTAGTAGCTACACCATAACCAATCGGGAGGGGCTTCGGCCTCTCCCCTTTGATACCAGTTCGTGAGGGCGCGGTGAGCCAAAGAAAATCTGCCGGATGAATCTGTGCGTTGATGCCAGTTCTCAAGGGCGCGGCGAGCCAATGCCTGTTTAAATGTTAGTCGCGCGACTAACAAATTGTCAGAACATCTATTGATAATCACGTGAAAACATGTTTTATTATAAACCATCGGCGAGGCAATAACGCCAAGCGTCGATTTTAAAAAGGAGTTTCCTTATGGGAAATAAAACACAAGAAGTGCAAGAGCCTACATTATACGACCTAGCGAAAAAATGGTCTTCTGGTATGACACGCAACGCCAACACATTGGCGCTAGTTGTTGATAAGATCGTAGCCGGTAGCGAGAACGCGATGGCGGTATTCGATAAAACGCCAAAAGGTGGGGAGCCTAACCCGATACGCGTAGAGGTCGAGCGCGGCATTTTCGCATCATATGGTGCCAAGGCAATCACATTGTCGGACGCGCCTACTAAAGAGTTGTCAGATGAAGACAAGGCAACTAAACGCTACAATCGCCAACAAGTTGGATCACGTTTGAGTAAGGTCAAACAGGCGGTACACAAACGTCTCAACCCAGATAGCGAATCCAAGGGACGCACGGACGACAACGTCGCTATCCCGCGAATGATTGCCGATTTGAAAAAACGTATCCAGTCTAGCGAGACGTTTGATGGCGATACGGTCGCGCTAACCGAATGGGTTAACGATTGCCCACTCGACAACGAATAACATCTCTTACCAAACTTGGGGGGCCTTCGGGCCTCCCTTTTTTTGTGTCTTTTTTCTGCCAATGTTAGTCCACGGACTAACACCTTTGATACCAGTTTCTGCTGGAGCGGTGAGCCACATACACCAACGTGTTAGTCCACGGACTAACGTATTTGAAACCAGTTTCCGCTGGAGCGGTGAGTGAATGTTCTGTGCCTAACACGTTGATATATAAGCAATGTTCTGCTTTTTAGGGGGTAATGTTCTGTTTTTTGGCCTAATGTTCTGTGCCGTGAGAACATTATGCTTTTGTAGCAATTCGTGACAAGGTTTATGCAATTCTGTGGAGAAGTGCTTACCAAAACTTATCAATTTATATGTATTTGTAGTAGTAGTATGTAATGTTCTTTTTTAGAAATAGTTTAAAGCAACATTTTAACCCCCTTGGCGCGGATCAAATCCTAACACTAAAAAGCACTCACCCAAAATAACACCCTCCAATTTCCACAAAAATAGAACATTAGAACATTACTGGAATACCAAGGACTTACGCGCCGCGCATACAGAACATTACAGAACATTACAGAACAATACACAAAACAACACAAAATAACACGTTCTCGTAACACTTGCTTGAGATTGATAAATTTGCTATAATATTGATAGTGGTGATTTTGCCACTTTTTTGACAAGGAACTTTAGTCATGAATACACATACAAACACCTTACCACAAACCGACGGAAATACCGACGGGGGCGGAGCTATGCTCACGTCTAAAGATGTTAGTCCACGGACTAACAATGTTCCTGAAGTTTCGGCACCGTCTATCAGTTCAGCCGCAATGTTGGTCGAATTGTCGATATCACAATGGACAGGACGCAAGAAGGACCGCAAGGCGTCGAAAGAAGTTACAGCAGACAACAACGCGGCAATCGGTGTCGCCAACGTACACAAGAAATTGTTGGGAGACTGTGCCGAATTAGGTCGGGTACATAAACTGACAGGTGCCATACGTAATATGCACATGGGTATGACAATGCCGTGGTCAAACACTGGACTTATGCTGCTACCGACTAAACAGTATTTCAACTATCACAACGCCATGACCGAGCAGCAGAACAAATGGCAAGGCTTGGTCAACGAGTTCCTGACCGCATACGATTGGGAGATCAGTCAAGCCGAGGCCAGACTTGGTGACTTGTTCCACCGTGACGAGTATCCGACATCGGACACACTCACAACAAAGTTTGCGTTCAACCTCAACTATATCCCGCTACCCGATACAGGCGATTTTCGTATTGATGTGGGTAACGAGGCCACCGCGCAGATCAAGGACCACTACAAGAGCTACTACTCCGAGCAGCTGACTAACGCAATGAATGACGTGTGGGCACGTTTACACAAAGCACTCACGCGGATGAGCGAACGCCTCGACTACAGCGACGACAGCAAGAAGGTATTTCGAGACAGTCTTGTTGATAACGTGATTGAGATGGTTCACCTGCTAGACGTATGCAACGTGACCGGGGACAGTCAGATGGCAGCACTCAAAAACAAGTTAGAGGTAGCCATGTATGGTATCTCCGGCGATGTGTTACGTGAGGATACAAGCACTCGCGTAGAGACTAAACGTGCAGTTGACGACATCATCAAGCATCTACCGAGTGTAGGCATATGAGGAAATCGTACGCGGCGTTACTAATGATATGTGCTGGCGTGTTACTGGCACTTGTCATAATCGAATGGGCGGTAGGTTGCGGTCAAGTGACTTACCTCCCCAATGGCACATGGACAGAAAACGAATGTGTCTTTTTACAATAGTTAGTCCACGGACTAACACTTTATAGGAGAACTAAAAATGGCTAACACAGCACAACAAATGTACGCACTAAACCTAGACCAGATCGCCACCGCCATACGTACAGGTGGTAACAAGCGCACCATTCTGGTGCAGGGTCACATGGGTACAGGTAAATCATCACTGCTAAACACGTTGGCAGGTGAGATGAAAACCCACACCGCCTGTTACTTTGATTGCACCACGAAAGACTTGGGTGACATCACAATACCGAATATTGCAAAAATGGATGACGACACAGGCTACGTGTCATATCTGACCAACGAGGAACTTGGTGTCCACCTCGACAAGCCGATCATTCTTATGATTGACGAGTACGGCAAGGCCAACCCAGCAGTCAAGAACGCGATGTTGCGCCTTATGCTTGAACGTAAGATTGGCTCGTATCAGTTGCACCCTGACTCGTTAGTATTTGCAACTACAAACCTAGGTGCCGAAGGTGTTGGTGACTTGCTACCACCTCACGCACGTAACCGCATTACCGTCATAACAATGCGTAAACCTGATAACATAGAATGGATAGAATGGGGGATAAACAATGGGGTCGATCACACGTTACTTGGGTGGTGCAAGGATAATCCACAGTTGTTCGCCTCGTTTGAAGATATCAAAGACCCAGACGAGAACCCTTATATCTACCACCCACAATCACAAAGGGCGGCGTTCTTCACACCACGTTCCGCAGAGGCGGCGAGTGATTGGCTCAAAGAGCGTGAAAACTACGACGATCAAACGCTGACAGGTTTGCTCATGGGTACTATCGGGGAGCGTGGCGCGATGGACTTGATGGCGTTTGTTGCGTTAGCTGACCAGCTACCATCATTGGAGAGTATCAAACGAGACCCCAAGAACGCCAAGGTGCCGGAGAGTGCCAGCGCTGTGTGTATGGTTGTGTACCGTACACTGGCAAGTTTAGACAAAGATTGGGTAGGTGCATGGATGGACTACATGGTGCGCCTCGACAAGGAAGCGCAGGGTATGTTCGCCAACGGTGTCCGTGCGCCCAAGTACTCTAAGCAATCAATGGTGATGACCAACAAGAAGTTCACCGATTGGGCTATGGCGAACAACTATATGTTCGCGGCGGACAAGAAATAGTTAGTCCACGGACTAACACGTGCTGGTGTGGGGTGATACCCACACCGGCGGAAAGTCACCCACTAGGAGAATGACAATGTTATCAATAGGTAAAGAACTAACCACGGAGCAGCGTGTATCCAAGTCCGTGGTCGATATCATGGGCAACGACAAGTACATTGCGTTGGCCGGTATACTTATGATCGGTGAGCGCACGGTGGAGGAGGGACTACCTACCGCTTGCACTAATGGTCGTGATGAGATGTACGGTAGGGACTTTGTTAATGGGTTGAGCGACCCCGAACTGCGGTTCCTCGTACTACACGAAAGCTATCACAAACTATACCGACACCTCACCACGTGGCAGCATCTATACAAGGAAGACCCGAACCTTGCAAACCAAGCCTGTGACTACGTTATCAACCTCAAGATCGCGGACGACAACAAGGATGGATTCGCGGTCATGCCCCAAGGTGGGTTGCTCGACAACAAGTTCAGAGGCATGGACAGCGCACAGGTCTACAACATCCTCAAGCAAGACCAAGATGAGAACGGAGGTGACGGTGGGGGTAATAACTCCGGTGGCTTCGACGAGCATGATTGGGATGGCGCACAGGAACTCAGCGAAGCAGATCAGCGCGAACTCGCCCGTGATATTGACGAAGCCATACGTCAGGGTGCGCTCATTGCTGGCAAGCTGGGCAACGGTGCCGACCGTAGTATCACCGACCTACTCAAGCCGCAGATAGATTGGCGCGAAGTCATGCGTGAGTTTATCACCACGACGTGCGCGGGTAATGACTACTCCACATGGAAACGTCCTAACAGGCGCTACATCTCCTCGGGAGTCTATATGCCGAGTGGTATATCCGAGAG